CCCCGATCTCCTGCTTTGACTCTTCAATTAATTCTCGATACTGCTTTCCCTCGTCCAATGGGTGCACGCCCTCTCTCTGCAAGTTTTCCACGATTTGCGCTTCGTGTGCTTCGGTGTCATTCATCTTTACTATTTGGGCGGGTATCTTTGCCAACCCGGCCACCCGAGCTGCTGCCAATCTTCTGTTACCGGCTATTACTTCAAAATATTTGTAGCCCTCGGCTGTTTTCATTTCCCGAGCCAGTACCGGAACCAACACTCCTTTTTCTTTAATACTCGCGACAAGTTCATCAAATTGCTTTCCCTCGTCTCTGCCCTCTAAATTTGTCTTTGATTTTTTAGCGTTAACCACTAAAATATAATCTACTTTTTCCATATTGTTTTTAATTTGGTTAAAAATTATTTGTTTGAATTACTTTTTTTAAGAAACAAAACTCTTCTTGCGTTAAAAAATTTCTCATAATGTGACTCTCATCCAATAAAATTTCAACGTATTTTCTCCGGGTGATTATAAATCCGCACCCCTGGCCGTTACACTCATATAATATTACTCTATCAGAAAATAAACTTAGATCGGCTCCGCAATAAATACATTTTTTATGCAAAAGGTTTTGCCATTTTTTGTTTTTCATTTTTATTTTTACATTAAACTCTCTGGATCATTGTCAAATGGTGTTTTTTGGTCGGCTCTTTGTGCTACTTGCCCGGATCCGTCTTGCGGTTCCAAGCTGTCTGAAATTACACCTTGCCTTTGTTGTGCCGGTGCCGGTGCGTTTTGATTTTGCGCTCCTTGCGGTTTTTGCCCGAATTGAAATTCCTCGACTAAAATATCGGTGGCGTGATCCTTGCCCCCGTCTTTTTTATCCCATTCACGATATTCAAGTCTACCGCTGACATAAACTTCTTGACCCTTGATAACATACGTTGCGAAAACTTCCGCCCCCTTGCCAAAAAGTTTACAATTATGAAACGATACGTTTTCCACTTTGTTTCCCTCTTTGTCTTTGTAACTGTAATTTGTAGCTATTCCAAATGACACCACTGCTGTTCCGCTTGGTAATGTTTTTAATTCTGGATCTTTTGTTACTCTCCCGATAAGTTGTACTTTGTTTAAATTCATATTTTTAAAATCTAATTAAAATTAAAAAATAACTGTCGACAATCTTATTTTTTCCGGTTATTGGATCGGCATAATATCCATCTACCCACATAAACTTTCTCGAGCACCTTGTTTTTCTCAATAAAAAATTTACAATACTGAAAATTTTAATTGCCACCCTGTAATTTTCAAATCTTAATCTCATTTTTTTATTATTAGTTACTTACATTTTGTCGATAGACTACATCGACATACTTTGATCTCCCAAATAAAACAAGCGGTAAAAATATAATCGCCAACAAACACCCTTTGCCGGAATTAAATTGTTTCACCTCTTCTTCGCTATAAACGAAGTACCCTTTTTTAAATAACCCTCTTTCCTTAATGCTTCTTTCCATTTTACCCGATAAACTTTTTTTGTATCTCTTCTTTATTTCGAATGGTATATTCTTTTTCATGGCTTTTTTGGTTAGCTCCTACTTAATTAAAATTTAATCTTCTTCCTCTTCTCCGTTAAAAACTGCAAATCGTGCTTCCTTTTCGTTTGGGTAAATGTCGACGTCCGCGATTTCAATTCCAAAATCACGATCATTTCCCCAAAAATAAGCTTTCTTTGTATTCTTTCCTTTTCCCTCAATCCCATTTAACCTTTTTCCGCAACCCTTGATCATATCAGCAAAAAACTTGGTGGCTTTTTCTAAGTCATCAAAAACTGCAATTTCGTTGTACCCTTGTTTTACTTTGTATATTTTTGTCTTCATGTGTTTTTTTTGGTTAAAAATTATTTAATATCCTCTAACTCTTTAATCGTCGCCTTAACTACTCTTTCCCAATTATCATTTTTTGGCTGTACATAATGGCCGTTCATATCCTCTATCGTTAGCCATCTCCCTCGCTGTTGCCACCGCTCGATAAAATCATTGGCGTCTGTTATTGCTTCATCGTAACCGGAGTATGTTCTATATTTTCCGGTCCCTCCTATACCCCAGCAATTAAAACCTTTTTTCTTTTTGCAAAATTGAGATTCTATTTTACTGATAGCAATTAAAATTCTCCAATGTTTTTGGCAAGCCAATTTTTCGGCGTGCTCGCTTAGCGGTGATTTTTTTATTTCAAGGTACTCTTTTATTTTTTCCGCTCTGATTTCTTCGACGCTTTTTTGAATTTCTGGCGGAGGCTCCGACTCTTCGAAATTGTCATCTATCTTTTCGACTGACAATCCCCACAAAGCTATCACCACACAAACCATTATTATTTTACGCATTTATTTTTGCATACATTTTACGTCTCCGCTCTCATAGTAGCAACTGCATTTTTCGGTATATTTTATATTTCCGCTTACCTTAGCACTTTCACACAACATCGTGTCTTGTTTCTCGATTGACTTTTCAATTGAATTATTAATGCTACTGGTAAACCCTGCCATCGCTATTATTAAAATTAATACAGCAAAAAATTTATCCATATTGTTTTATCGTTTTTAATTTGGTTAATTAATTTTCGACCTTTATTTTTATATCCTAACTATAAATGATTTATGATAATCGTGCAATAGCAGTTATGCACAGGCTCCTAATTTTCAATTTAAAAAAAATGCTTCTTATGTTGTAATCTAATGTATATAGAGTAAATGCCCGAAACGTGCAAATACAAATGCCCGAAACGTGCAAATAGGAAATTACTTATACCCATACTTATCCCCAGTTTATCCCAACAAAAAATCGCCCCGGGTGAGGAACGATTTTTGCTGGCAAAAGCCAAAAGAACTTGGGCTAACCAAGGGGAACACCATAAATTTGCCCCAGAGTAAAAGCAAATTATAAACCCCAAACCCACTTCTACTATAGCATAAAAAGCCGGTTGTGTCTTTCTCACTTTCCGGCTTTTCGTTTTTTATATTTATTTTTGTTTTTAATACTCAAATCGCTTCAGAATGTAGGTATAAACTGCCCCGGCAAATCCCAATATTGCGATAATCGGCTCCCATAAATTCGTATCTTTTACGAAATAATAAGCTGTTCCGCAAACTATCGAAACCCCTAAAACGATCACTAACGTGATATTGCTTTCAGTTCTAAATTTATTTTTTAGATACTGGACCAATATCGAAACGGCTGCCCCAATTACTACAAATGATACTATATCCATTTTTTTTATTTTGCATACGTTTTTAAACTAAAAACCTATACATTTTTGATTATTTTTTATTAAACTTGCGATAACTGAATCCGCCCTTCGACCAATCGGCGTTTCCTGTTAATGCTTCGTAATAATTAACTTTCCTTTGTACTCCGCCCCACGGATCTAAAATGGCCAGTGTACCGTCTTCTTTGATTATTCTTACCACGAAATGCTGTTGCTTTCCGGCGGTCGGACTAAAATCAACCTCTTTGATTGTCGGACTCCATTCGGGGTCTTTTTCAATATCATATTCCCTGCCTAAAAAATTTAACCCCAAAATATTGGCGGCCGTTACATCATCGAGCATGTCGCCACTTTTTCCAAAGTATGCACCGCCCTGATATAACATATCATTTACAGTCGTAACATCAACGCTCTTATTATGATAATAATTATAAAGAGTCGTTAGCGAAAACAATTTGCAACCGTAAAGTCTGAAACTGCTTTTGCTTTTTCCCAAAAACATTTTTTCATATTTGGCTTGATCTTGATTTTTAACTTGCAACTCGGCCTCTTCGGCTATTTCTTTGACGTCGCCTTTTTCAATCGCTTCCTTGTTGGCCTGGTCCCAAAATAAATCATAAATGTGCCTTATCTTGGTATTGATATCGATTCCGGTTTTATCGGCTACAAATTGGCCGTATGTTTCTCCACCGCCTGAATAAACTTTAAAAAATTCTTTTAAGTTCATTTCGATATTGTAGCTTCTTAAGTCTCCACGAAATCCCAACATTAAAAACTTTTTAAGGGCATAAAATCCATCCTCATAAGTTGGCCACACCGCATACGTTAAACCGTTGGGGCTTTTATATTCTCCAGTCGCTCCCAATTCTTTAGCCAGCGCTCCGGCTAAAATATTTCCTGGATTATTATTTCGGAAACTCAATGATCCGTCCGGGTATTTTTCACTTCCTGGCTCAAAAAATCCCTCTTTAATTTTGACCGCCTTTGCTATTTCTTCGATTTTGTCCATATTGTTTTTTTTAAAAATTATTTAGTTACTTTTGGTAGTTTTAAGGTTAAACTACCAAACCTTTCTAATTTTTTTTATTATGATCACGGCACGAACCCAAATAAATGAGACGCTCCTCATCCTTGGCCTCTTTTATACTTTGAAAGCATTTTTTGTCGCAACCATCACAACGAGTCTGACATCCGTCCGCTATATTTACACATCCGAGTATTGTCGGCTTGTGCTCTCCGCAACCGACGCAAGCCCTAAACATTGCTCTCATATTTTTCCCTCCTCATTTTTATTCTTTGTAATTCTCCTTGAAAGTGCTCATCGCAAAACCCATGCGAGAATCTTTCGGTGGGTGTGGGACATCTTTTTTCGGTACAACTCGAGCAGTAAATTTTTTTTGGTTCACGCTCGCTATCGTAGCAATTAAGGCTCCCATCACGGCATACCACGCAAAGTGTAATTAAAACTTGTCTCATGTCATCTCCTTTTTAAAGAACTAACTTTTTTCGCATCGAGTATCCCAACATTTTGCTGGTATGCTGTTTGCTTTTTTAACACCTAAATATATAACAGTCCCAATTATTGAAATTGTTAATCCCAGTCCTATAATTAATATTAATAAATATTCCAAATCTTTTTTACTTATAACAGTAATCTTAATTATTACACTTATTGTCGCGCTCCTCCATTATCGTTTCCGGCGCTTCTTTTCCATTTTTTAAATCTTTAAACTGATTATTGATCTTCGATACTATCCAAGTCGGCACCTTAAATCCTAATAAGGCTAAATTCTCAATATTTGATAAAGCCTCAGTCACCATAATAAAAGCCCCCACCACTCCAAAAACCCAGCCAAAGGCAAACGGAAATACGGAAGATAAAATCCAAGCGTTTATCATTGCAATAAAATACTTTGAAAATTTCCCAATGGCTCTCTGCAATGAATTGCTCTTAAACATCTTGAATCGCAAAGACGCCCATATTCCTAAAAATGTATCTATAACAAATAAAAATAAAATCCCAAATACAATTTCTTTCTGCTCGACTGTAAATGTAAAAAAACAAGCCGGTACTGACAATAATAATTTTTCTAAAAAGTTTTTCATACAGTTAAAATATAAGGGAAATTATTATATTTTATTGTTTCCCCGTCTGATAAAATTAAATAAACTGCTTTTTTGAATAAACTGGTTTTTATTTCTGTTACTGATTGATTTGTTGGCTGTCCATTTACCATTATTTTTTCCCCTTTTATAAATGTTATTCTATCCCCGTTTGGCATATAGATGCTAACTTCTTTTATTTTCATTTTTATATATTTAAAAAATTAACTTTTCATTATATAAGGCATAGTCTCAAATGGTGGTCGGTTTTCTGTATTGCTCGCGCCTGAAGTTGTAGCGTTGCTTGCTCCCGATGTTGTTAACCCCCTATCAGCAGCGCCGGTGTATCCTCCTGAACTTTTTCCTCCAGTATTTCCTGAATAGTTGTGATTATGGTAAATATCAGTTCTTTTTGAACCACCACTCTCTCCCGATACTTCCGAGTTAGCTTGATTAGTTGTTCCTGAATATCCGTGAGTATGGTCATCATAATGCAAATGATCAACGCCAAGATGAGTATGTGCCATTGTGTGCGTATGTGCCATTGTGGCTGATCCTCCGGTTGCCCCCTTTGCGTATCCTGTTCCCGCCCCCTGAATAAATTTACCAACTAAAAGTGGCGTTCCATTATTTCCGTCACATAGAAAAAAGCCGGCTGGAATATTTGCAATCGCATCCCAAAAAGCAATTATGCCTTTGCTTGGTATAAGCCCCCAACCGCTGACAATATCGGCCGGCTCAATTGGCGATCCGTCTTCGTCTCGATGATGCGCCCCCCTGACGTTATCCACATGCGCGTCATCGTTGGCGTTTACTTCGGCCGGATCAATGATCGTATTATTTGAAAATGTATATGCTTTAACTAACATTTTTTTGTTTTATATTTATTATTAAGCCCTTTTTGTCTTCAATTTTAGTATAGTCTATTTTAGTGATTCTTTCCAGTTGTTTTGTTTTTTCCTCAATCGGAATATCTTTGCTTTCTATTACCTCGGTAAATTCACCTTTAATCTTTTGAATAAGTTTGTCGGCACTTTTTTGAGTTAAAGTTTTTTTAGCGTCTTTACTCATGGCTACTCTCATTTTNGAACCGTCCGCCAATGAAAATAAAACCTCGGCGTAATTCTCCCTTTTCATTACGCCCTTGGCTCCAATCGTTAAAATTTTTTCTCCCGTAATCGGGCAATTTAATATTTTCATTTTTATACTTCGACAGGTGCTGCGGGATTGTTTTCAGTTGAAACATTCTCGAGCCTGCGTCTTAATTCATTTATTGAGTTTCCAATCAATGGCAATTTTGAACTTAATTCGATAGCTACCACGTCCGTCTTATAATTTACTTTGACAATATTTATATTTGTAGCCGTTACGTTTGAAATATCGTATCCCCAAACATCCACATTCCATAAAGCCTGCCCCCATAGCGTATAAGTTTTTTTGGAAAGAAAATTTAGGATATTAGCCACATCGCCGGGCTTTATTTTTTCGATATCGTAACCCAACCCTTGCTCGTTGTTATCGTCGACTATCACCGCTTGCGTTCTTACTTCCGGGCTATCATTTGAATCAAGACTGGCATCGGCAAACTGATCAACTGTATTGACATCTACCAAACGATTATCAGTAATAAAAATAGCTTTTCGTCCATATTCTGAAATACTTTCTGCCCTTTCGTATTTTCTGAAAAGATTAACGCCGGCCGTTTCTTTTCCTATTACATAAGCCACATTTTTTATGTTTTCAATTCTTTTATAAGGCTGAATTTCATTGATATCTTTTCCGACATAAAAAGTATGATCGGGCGTTGCTGAATACTGTTTTAAATGAATTATATTATCGGCGTCAAGGTACCAATACCAATCTGCCGGACACATTGACACCACCTTATTGATAGCATCTAAAACATATACAGTTTTAAATTCGTAACTAATCGTGACCGCAGTATCTCCAATGCTTGATCCATCGTAATTAATTTTTCCGAAAACCCCGGTTAAATCGTTGTACTTATCGATGATATCTTTTATTATATCACCTGGCTCTTGATTTGTGTATGTGATTGTGGTATTTCCTGCCGTCGGAGTGTCGTTGATTCCCAATCCATTATCCAATAACTCAACCCCTGACAATTCCTGCACATACCCCATTAAATTTATTTCCAAATATTCTTTATCCTGTTTTAAAACCGGAGTATAACCGCTTATCCACCCATTGAAAATAGTATCGCCGTCATTAGTATTTGTGTCAAAACATTTGACAATTACTTGATTGTTAAAATTGACATCGTCGGATTCTCCGAAGTCATCGGCATTTCTGGCTAATAAAACTTTCATTTCGCTAAGTCCGCTGTTAACGGAGGCCGTAAAACTGGGCTCGCTGACTATGTCGTCCCATGTCGTTATATAAGAACCGTCATTTTCATACACGTCGTATTTAAATCTTTTCATAATTTTTTAAAGCCATCTTTTTTTATAAGCAAAAGTTATATCGACATTTCTTGCGGTGAAATCATCAGTATATTCCCAGTTATTAACGCCCGGATTCCACTGTGGCATTATTCCTAAATAAGGCGTAATATTTCCGTTGACAAATACTAAACTTGTACTTGTGTTAATTGTGATGATATCATCGGCCTCAAAACCATCCACGCTCACTTGAATATAATCTCCGTTATCGATATTTCTTAATTTAATAAATTTTAATCCGGTCGCCGTTAAAGTATTTATTTTTATAGTAATATCTGGTTTAGCCGGCGCCGATCCTGCAATATCAACGTCATCAGTGTAAGGACTGGTTGTCTTACCCTTAAACGCTTCGGTCGTGTTGGCTGTATCTTCGCCAAAAGATTTGTAACATTCAAATCGCACCACCGCCCGGGCCCATCGTGGTTTTCGGTCGATACTTTCTAAAAATCCAGTGCAAATATATCGACGAGTGCCACCGGCATAATCAATATCCAAACTTCTTTCCTTAACTTCGACTATTCTTTTAAATGTATCCAATCTTGAATCCATCGCCGAAACAGAATCGTCTTCAATTATAATAGTGGCCTTAAAAATTTTAGCGCCGTAATTCTTTTTTAAAATAACCGAGTCATTACTTCGAGCTATTTTTTGCAAATTTATTTCCGCCTTAGCGGTTAACTCATGCTCAATTTCTTCAGTCCAATAATTAACCGCGTCGTTTAAATTTAATCCGCTAAATACTATATTCATATTTTTTTTTAAGATATTCCCCAATTAGATTGTTCTTGCTGTCTTGATAACGCCATCATCATTTTTTCAATCAACCGATCTTCATCCGCCTCGTTATAAAAATGATTTTCTCCGGTGATCTGAATTGTAATTCCGCCCCCGGCTCCATTTCCGCCAGTATTATATTTTTTTGGCACGACGGCCTCGCCTTGATGTAAGTACGCCACCATATCTCTCGGCACATAATTTGTTCCAGTTGATAACATCGGAATATCCATAGCCATCGATCCGTCGATATTTCCTAATTTTCCGATATCGATTCCAGGAATCTTATTCATTTTTTCAATTAGTTTGTTTAAGTGACTAATCACTCCGTTAACCATAACCGCTACCGCACCGACAATGCTCTTAAATATTCCAGCCCCAAAATTATAAATTCCTTTGAATATGTTTTCAAAAGTTGTCTTTACATCCTCCCATGCTTTTTTCCAGTTGCCAGTAAATAAATCTATTGCTATTTTAAACGCCCCGGATAATAACGCCCATACTACTTGAAAAATACCCACGATTGCCTGCCAAACTCCGCTAAATACTGTCTTGACGTTATCCCAATTTTCCCTCCACCACTTGACCACTTCGTCGTTTCTTTTTTTGAGTTCGGTGAAAAATGGCACTAAGTACGTGTTATAAAATCCCATGATGGCTGTAACCACTAACCTGGTCTTGTCTTGAATTCCGCCCCAATTTTCATTCCAAGCTTTTGAAAGAAAAAATACGGCTGTCCCGATTGTTGCAATTATTAAAAGTATCGGCCCCACGGCCAATATAACTGAAACCGCCCAAGCGCTAAACGCCAAAGTCAAAACTGCCAGCACCGCCACCATCATCGCTTTTCTGTTTTCAATATCACTGAAAAAATTAGCAATCGCATCATAAGCCGGCTTAATATATTCCCACGCCTTTGTTCCAAATTCTAAAATAGCATTTGATACGTTGGTAAAAAATTGCTTGATCTGGTCTTTGTGGCTGTCTAAATATTCAGTCACATTTAATACCGCGTCTTTAACCGCATAAAAAAGCCCGGAGTCGGTGGCAATCGATGCCATCGTTAATCCGATAGTATCTTTTAAAGTGCTAAATCTTCCCATTAAAGTTTTTGATTGCTCTTCCATTCCACCGCCGAAATTTGTTTGTCCCAATTTAATTAAATAGTCTTCAATCTCCTTTGAGTTTTTTCCCACTTCGGTTGTTACTCCCTTAAAAGTAAATTTAACCCGGTCGCCCTCGCTTGATGATCTAATTCCGAATTCTTTTAGTCTTTCAAATTCTCCGGTCGCGGCGTCTGCTACGGCTTCAATCATTTGGTTTAAACTTTTTCCCATAGAACTGGCCGTGTCTCCGTAAGCCGTTAATGCTTCGGTGCCAGGATTCAAACCCATATTTTTTAATTTTATAAAACTGTCCATTACCTCTCCCATTTGGTACGGTGTTTTTGTGGCGAAATTCTCAATCGTTTTGTAAGCTTCGCCGGCTGCACTTTCGCTTCCGCCCATGGCTGTTTTTAAAGCCACTTTTAAAGTTTCCAAATCAGCGGCCGATTTAATTGCCGAACCTCCGGCCAATCCGATTCCGGTTGCGACGAGTCCCATGCCTTTGGCTGCCACCCCTCCAAGCGTAGCCAATGACGTTCCAAGTCCGGCGAGTTTATTAGAAACGCCGGAAATTTTTCCGCTCATCTGATCCTTTAAACTAAGGACGACATCAAGTTGTGTTTGGCTACTCATTTTATTTTTCGTTATTTCTTATTTCTTGCACCATGTCGTCGGCTTTCATGCATTCGATTATTTCTACGATAAAAAAAGAAGGCTGCGACATATAAGTGAAATAGTCCCAGCCCATACGTCGGCATATAACATAGCGTGAATATTCGTAAGGCACTTTTAATCCTTGTCCTGGAAATGCTAAAGCCTTGACTATTCTTTTGGTGTTAATTTTTTTTTTGTAATAGCGTTAATGGCTTCATCCATTTTTTCGCTGTCTTCATTACCCTCGAGAAATTCTCCCAAACTTTCTTCAGTGGCTTCATATTCTTTGCCGTCCCGATCAATAAGTTTTTTAACGGCGGCAATTCTGGTGTACCGGCTGGCCTCGGTTAAATCATTTAAATCAAAATCCATTCCGCTCATCAATTCCATTTCGTCAACCTCTTCGCCGGCATTTTTCTTTTTGCTCATCTCAACTATTTTCTGACCGTTTATTTTTTGGCCTTTTAACATTCTTTTTCTCATTTCATCCAGCTCGTAATTTGAAAAATATGTTACAATCTCGATTTTTTTCCCACTTGGTAAATCGACTATTTGCGTTGGTCTTTTGTATGTTTCACTCATGGTGTTTTTATTTAAGTTATTTTAATTAGTAAACTGTCCCGGCTGATTTATTGATCAAAGAAACTTCAATCGCTTTTCCGTCGGTATCATCGTACTCAACCGCGAAATTCGTTTCGTCGAAAACATATTCTCCTTTGTTTAATTTGTTTCCGTGATCAGTAATTTTAATATTGTGCAACTTTATTTCAAGCTTGCTGTAATAAGTGGTGGCAATATTATCTCCGGTAAATAAAATAGTACACGCTTTTTTTGCAATATCCATCCAATTTCTTTGTTCCTCAGCATCTTCGAAAAGTTTTTTAACTGTAAATTCCCCATCTCCGGTTCCAACCAATGTCAATGCGTCATTTTTTCCAGTGGCCGGTCTTCGCGTTATATTTCTATTGATTACCACTTTGAAGTCATCAACCGGTGTAGCCAGTGCATAACTTGCCACGTTGGCATCGGCGGCTGCTTGATTTGCTCCAAATCCCACCAAACATTGACCCATTTTAAACGGATTTTGTAGTGCTTCATAACTCGGCGTTTGCGGTTTTAAAGATATAAGCGCCCCGATTGATCCTGTGACATCGGTCGCTGCGCAAGTAACTGATTTATTTCCAGCCACAACCGTCGCAATCGTTACGTCTTGCATAACGCCGTCGTCATCTTTAACTTGAATGACATCATTCGCTAAGAGTCCCAAACAAGGTTCCGGATCATAATTTTCATCAAATGCTACGTCCACCATTCCGGCTCCGGTTAAAGCAGTTTTCAAAGTGCCGGCCGTAAATGCATGCCTGGCTATAACGTCGCATTTTGCTACCAAATGAGCGTTTTCGAAACTTAACTCTAATTTTGTGATCTGACATCCGATAAATCGATGAACTGAATTTCCCTTGACAATTTCGATAGTATAATAAACCGCGTCATCTACAGTAAACGGATGTGTGTATCCAACTGATCCGCTTCCGGTGGTTGTTCCTTTCTTTAAAGTCATATTTAGCAAATGCCCCAAAGTGTCCGGGTCGCATTGCAATGTAATATTTCCGCCAATTTCTCTTTGTCCTTGTAACATTTTGTTACTGGACCAATCAATCCCTACAATTTGCTTTACTCTTTCATTTTTGATATCAACTTTCATGTCCTCTTCCATAAGAGGCAAAAAAATATCCGGTATAACTGGGGTTGTTGCGTCCACTTGTTTTCCAAAAGCTATATAAGCTTTATCTGATAGATAATTCATATTTTTTTATAGATTATTTTTTATTTTAAAATTTTTTGTTTCAACATCATGCGTATGATCTGAATCTTTTTTTACTTCTTTGAAATTTCTATTTGCTATTGTGACATCTCCCTCAATCTCAAAAGTTTCACCTGATTTTACAACTCCAATATTTGGAATTGTCAAATCTTTTTTAGATATATTTTTATAAGTTTTTTTCATCTGATTTTATTTTTAATTAATTATAGTATAGAACTAATTATGATTTAGCACAAGCACCACCACCTCAACTTTGAAAGTGGCGAAATTAAACGTGCCGGCGGCCACTTTGAAATTTGTGTCAAATTCCACCACCCTTATAATATCAACTTCACCACTCAAATCTTTGTCTTTGTCAAATGCTTCCAGTACTTCATCGGTTATCGCGCGCATCAAATCGGCGGCTTCCTTTTTGGTACTGCCAGCCCGAGATTGCTCTTGATAAAGTTTTATCTCAAATTCATGCGTTCTCACGTTGCGGTGCGTATCCATCACCTCGCCCTTTCCGCCTGTTTCCGTAACCACGCAAGCCGGAAACTTTTTAAAATCTCCATCGGCATAATCAAAAACCGCCCCGAATATTTCTTGATCATTTATTTTTAAACCTGCTAACTTTGTTTTTATTAGTGCTATTATTCCGGTGATTGTTGTTTGCATATTTTTTATAATGTATTTACTATGTTATCCAAAGCTTTTTTAAAAAATTCGTTTACTTTTAACATGCTTTTCTTTAATGCCCTTTGCATATACGGATTGGCTTTTGTTCCTGGGTGATTAACTAATTTTCCGAAAAATAATTTATTTCGAGTATCAGCCAACGCTCTTTTCACTCGGGGTCTGATTTGATGGGGTTTTGTGCCTTCTTCAACAAATAAAGAATACTTGGCCCCCGATCTTATTACGGCTTTTGTTTTAGTGACTGATTGCACCTTGATATTCTGCCTTAGATTTCCACCGCCGTGTCCTTTGTTAACCGGCGCTTCTTTAATAGCATTACTTTGAATTGTCAAAGCCGATTTTTGCATCGCTTTTCCAATTTCAGAAAGTGCCACAACCGGCGCTCTTTTGAGTGCCGATTTTAATTTATCCAAACCAACTATTTCAACTTTTATGTCGTTACTCATTTATTAAATGTTCTTATTATAAGCTCGATATGCGGATTATTTCCCATATCGTAAACCTCCACGCCCACCACTCGATATTCAACCTCGCCATCAATTACGCGGTCGCCCTCTTTGATATCGACGACACCGCACATCATTAAAAAGTCTTTGCCGAAACTGCCTTCGATATCTTCGTTAAATCTGTCGTCGAGTGTTTGAATCCCGCAATTAACCTCGGCCAAATGCAAAGCGTAAACTTCGCCGTAACCGCTGTCGTCATCGGCTAACCGATAAACTTCCACGCTTTTATTGTAAAATTTTTCAATGCTCATATTAGAACGAATATTTTAAATAAGATTTTAAAACTGCTTCCACTCTTTCGAAATCCTGCCATTCTTTTTTAGTTTTATAAGTTACCGTATAACGGCCAAATGTTTCACTGGCCACTTCGCCCTCGCTGTTCCAACTAAAATTTATTATGCCGGCCACTAAAACCGTGGCTATGTTTCCAATGTCGGCCGGGACCTCTGCCGAATATCCCCACTTAGCTTTCACGTAAATTCCGGCCGGTGGATATTTAGTAAATATTCCGGCCAATAATTTAATCATCGTATATGGTTTTTTTCTCGAAAGTAATTGCGCATTTTGCGGATATAAAAAATAATTGTCGCTGTTTAACGCTTCGCTATCGGCTGATAATTTTATTTCGCTTACACTTACACAATCATCAATCAATAATTTCTGCGTATTGTCTCCATCGTATCTTCTAACCGAGGCTGCCTCATCAGCCACGAAATTCCGATCCGTGACGTGGTCTATATATTCTTCCACTTCCATAATCCAGTCCTCCACTTGATCATCGAAACTTGAATCAATATCAACCATTAAATAGTTTTGTATTTTTTCCTTGGTTGTGTATCCTTTCTTGGCCATATTTTTATTTTATTGATTTATAAATATTATTTCTTTTTGAAATTGGATTTGTTTTTTTTGAAAATACTCCTGGTTTTACTTTTTTATTATAGATCTTAATTATATATTTCGCAATAATGTCAACCGCTTGGGCATTATCAAAAACTCCCTTTTCTAAAAGTGTTTGTAAAAATTCATCGCCCACCGCACTATCGGATATGTTTAACTCGGCCAAAATATCCAGGCTTTCAATTCCGGCCCCGGCCTCGCTCTTGCTTATCGAGTTTAAAATATAAATTAAATCTTGGGCGCTTGCTGTGTCTGTAATTTCGATTAAANCACCCCCCAATATTTCAATATCTTCAGTTGCCACCGCCGAATCGCTAACTGTTAACTCTAAAAATATGATCAGTAAATCAATCACATCCGATCCTGTCGCTGTTTCGCTAATATTTAAGTTGTTTAAAATATTCAAGCTTTCAACCGCTCCGGCTTGGTCTGTTTTTGTTATCGATGCCAGTGTGTTGACTAAATCGTTTACACTTCCAATATCTGTAATTGATATTTGATTTAATATGCTTAGAAATTCAACCGCTTGGGCCAAGTCTGTGACTCCTAAACTATTTAAAATGTTAATTAAATCGCCCCCGGCTGCCGTTTCGCTAACCGTTTTTTCGTCTCCCGGCTCGGTTTTTTGAGCTTCATCTACTCCCAAACCATCGTCTTCTATTGTTTCGATAGTGTTAAATATCGCTTGACTCTCGCTTCCTTGCCCTGTTTCATTTGCTCCTATCATACCCAAAATCGCTCCATTTTCTTCGCTGGTGGCGTTTTCTGCTACATTTAAGCTATTTAGTACACTTACGATATCAACCCCCCCGGAAACGTCGTTTATTGCCAAAAAATTGAGCAATGCTATCACGTCCGCTCCGCTCCCTGTATCGGAAATCGCCTGTAAAACTTTTAATAAAGAAATGGTATCTGCTCCACTTCCTGTATCGCTCAAAACAAACATATCCAAGATAGCTATTAAGTCGCTACCGCTCGCTCCCTCTGATACTAAAAGCGTGTTTAATATGTTTATAACTTCCGCTCCGCTACCACTATCTGAAATTGATTTTTGATCACCGGTTTGCTCTTTGCTAATATTTTCACTTCCTGCGCCTGTATCTGAAATATTTTTAGCGGTTGGCTCTTCGCTTGCTGTATAGGTAGCGTAGATGGATAATTTATAATCTCCCACATTACTAAAGGTAGCTGGCGAAGCACCGGGTGAACTATCACTTGTATATCCTGTCGCACCGCTATCGTAGTAACAACTTATATATTTATTGGCTGTCTGGGCATATATAATTATGTAGTCAACTGAAGCTGTGAGAGATGGCTTAGTGCTATAAGTTATAGTCTTTAACGTTTGTGTCGTTTCTGTCATCCAAGTCTCAGCAGTCAAACTGTTACTAATCAATGTACTATCACTACTTTTATAGATGGCTAACGCAAAAGCGTCAGATGGGGGTCCAGCTCTTTTCATTAAATAAGCAGAAATTGAGTCTATATCACCTATTCCAGTAGGCGCTGTGAATTTAGAACCCTGCATATTGTACTGATAATACCATTCTGTCGCTCCAGCACTCGAATAACCAAAAGTCAACCCTGCGGCGTGTCTGACTGGGTAAACCGCCTTATCAAGAAAAGATTGAGGGATAGTTACTGATAAAATTCCATTTTCAATATTCAATTCTCCCCAAACTTTAGTGCCTGCGGAATCTTCAATTTGCGGTCTATAAATATGCCCAACTTTTCCGCATTTATATTCTTTGCCTCCGACATAATTAGTTTTGTTTTCCAAAGAGTAAATCGCATACGAGCCTTCCACATTTTCCGGTCTTGACGCCCCGTCTACAATTTCTTGTTCTGTAAGTGCTGGCTGATAAAAATATTCCACCCCCTTATCAACTAAAGTAAACTGAACTACATTGGTCTTTGGTTTTTCCAAAAGTACAACCTCAAACTCACTCGCTCCTTCTGGTAATTCTTCGCTAACTACATCATAAAAATGAGCCTCTATTTTGTCGCCTTTCCATTTAACTACATCGCCAACAGTTTCCACGATTGGATTTTTTTCATCTTGAACCAACCGCACTGAAAAATTTACCTCATTATCCCAGCGAGTGATTTTCTGTTGTGGTAGAAATTCCAAAGGCGTTTTACTGTCTCCAATTTCCTTTTCGACAAAGTCCTTAGGATTAGTCTTAGCGACTGTAAAAAATGTGTTATCTTTTTTAAAATAATTTTCTTTTATTATTTCAGTCATCTTTTATGAAACAAACCTTGCAAATTTAAGTAAGCAAGGTTTGTAAAATACTTTTAATTTTTTAGAATTAAGAAATTGTGACCTCTAATGTCAATCTCCAAGTTTGTCCGGCTGTTTTTGTTCCTTGCGCGCTTACAAGTCTGTTTAGCATAGTACCGGCACTCGAGGCATTAAAAGCTGCAAACTCAGCCCACGCATAATTGGCCTCGGCTGAAGTGAAATCAGCTTGAAAAGTAATTTTTTGCGCTGTGCCATAAGTTGGAAAAGTGGCATTCATCGCTTTTCGCAATTTATTTGAAGCAGCTTGCAAATCTGTTTGAGTTGCTCCGGCTGCCGTTGAACTGTCTCCTACTCCTAAATAAGAATTTGCATTATTAAATGCATTGCCACCGCCCCCGGCCAATAAAGTTAAAAGTGCATTTATTCCGGCGTTAACCAAAATATTTTCTCCGATAACTTTTTCTTCATAAGGGGTATTGTTTTTTACCGCCTCGTCATTTGCAAATTTTGTTAGTTTAAAAACTCCTTTCCAATTTGCTTTTTCTTTTGATACTTTTTCCATATTTATTTTTCTTCTACTTTAAGTGAATTAGCGTATGCCTCATCTTTGGCTACTTCGACTTTAGCCTCGGCCACTCTTTTTTCGATCTCTTCGACATTCTCCAAAAACTTTTCGGCTTGTGATAGTGGCACTTCACAAAATGCATCTACAAACGGATTATAGATTGACACTTTTTTTTCTTCTCCCATATTTTTTTATATTAATATTTATTTAAATACTTACTTATGATTGCGGTGAAAAGATAGCGCTCCACCCCAATCGATAAACAAACATTTGATTTGAAGGGGCAACCCTTTCAACGTTTGCCCCCTCTATCAAATCCCGTTTAATTAGGATTCGTCTGCTCCTTTTTTCAAAACTGTTACGGCTTTTGGTAAAGCTACTACATAACCAACTCTTTCCATAATTCGAAGTGCAAACATATCTTGTTCTGCAAGATTGATGATTGTTGAATCGTCGGAATCGGTGATTGTGGCTTGATCCAAAAGTTTCACGCGTAACTGTTGCTTGTCTCCAATAACTGCGGCTTGTTTAAGGTTACCGAATAATATAAACGGATCACCTGTTTCAGTATCGGCAACAGTTGGAAAAGCGTCTGAAGTTTCATAAGGGAAATCCCATATTGTTCCAGGTTTTCCATCCTGTGGTTTTGCCATAATATACTGACCATCAACATCTTTTAGTTTTCTGATTCTGCTTAACCAAGTTCTATTTAGATAAAACTTAGCTCCAACCAATGCTCCAGAAGGTGTACCGTCAATCATTCGAAGTAATTCGTCGGCCAAATTATCATCAGCCTCGCCTTGTCCTTCGGTTATGATATTTACAGAACCGTTATTTAAAATACCGGTCCACGGTGTTCCAACTCCTGCAAAAAATTGCATATCCTCTTCTTTCGTTACGGCTTCAGCAAATAACTGTCCAACTAATTGAGTTAAATTGATAGCGCTATCCTCCAAAATTTCTTCTGTGAAAGGCACCATCGCCATTAACTTCTTAAGTGTTTGAGTTACTATGCTAAATTTAGCACCGGTTGATTTTCCTTTCGCTCCCTCATCTGTCCAATATACGCTAACAGAAGTTCCAAGAGCTGGAATTGTTCTGCTGTTTCCTGGTCCGCTAAACGGTAGATAAAACATATCACGTCTGGCTAAACCGAATTGATTTTCCATTATTCTCAAAACTTCGGCTCGAAGTTCACTTGGAATAAGTAAACCGGCTTGAGCGTCATCAGGAGATGGATCAGCATCGGGATTAGTTGACATTGATTTGGCTAACTTACGATCACCGCTTAACAAAGCTTTTAAGAATTTTCTGGTGTTACCATCTTTCTTTTCGTCTTTGTCCTCATCAACAACGTCTTTATTGTTGATAGCTTTTGCGCGAGATGCTTTTACGCCCTCGTTAAACTTAGCGACGATCTCATCTGAAATCTTATCAACTTTACCGGCCAACATTTCTTGCATTGATTTTGAAACCAATGCTTTCATGGCTTCCATATCAACGCCCTCTTCTTTTTCTTCCTTTAACTCTTCAACAAATTTTGCTTTCTGCTCGTCATTAAGTTTTGCAACATTTTCTCTCAAAAATGCTTTTTCACCGTCTGACAAACTTCCGGCTTCCTTTGCCAAGATGTCTTTTAGTTTAAACATACTTTTTTTATTTTTATTAACTTATTATTTAATTGATTTTTTTACTCCCAACAATTCCCGAATGGCTTTGTTAAGAAGTTTAACCGGAATATTTTTTTTGCTGCCCGATTTTTCGGGGTGTTCGACCTTTTTCCCACTTTTTTTATTATCAGCTTCATCGGTTTTCAGCAATCCGGTTAAAGTGCTTATCGCCGATTGAATGGTTTCCTTATTTGACTTTGACAAAATATCCAGTGCCTGCTTTTCATCCACTTCATTCTCTATGATCTCAAACTGGGCTTGTTTTACGTATCCGGCTTTTTTTAATTCTGCCTCATATAAATCGGTATTAATTCCTTTGGCTTTTACTAATGCCAACTTATTGGCCGGAATCGGTACGCATGAAACTTCAAACAATTCATTTTGATTTAATATTACTATATCATCCGCCTCGTTAATTTGCCAAACCTCGTTCATAAATCCGGCCGAAAATGCTTTCATAAATCCTCCGGCATACATTTCGAATACTGTCTTGGCGAATTCGTAGATCTCAACCGCAAATTGCATTTTACCAACCAACTGATTATTTTCATCTACTCGAATATCTAACATTTTGGCAATCGGCAATTTGTTTGACTCATGCGCAAATAGAACTTGCGGATTTAATCGGTATGCATCCAGCTTCCATCCGTTTTGCATTACCACTTCACCGTGACGATCTATATCTTGAGTTGAAAAAATTCCCTCGATAGTGTAGTTTTCTCTATCGATGGATTTTGTTTGGAAAATATACGCCTTGGTAACTTCTTTTTTTGTTTCAAGTTGTTTTTTCTTTTTCATAATTTTAATATAGCACAATAATTATTTTTTGAATAGTCCCTAATCCTCTAAAAATGCCGGCCCGATTACGCAACGACAATTTGGCTCGCTTGGGTACATTAAACCGTTTGAAAACTCTTCATCCAACTTTACAATTTCACCGCCCACGCCCGATCCATTTTTGTGTGAATCTCTAACTTTCGAATCGCCGGAGTTAATCCATTCTTTACCGGTGGCCACATCGGACTGCTTGAATCCTTGTAATGCTCCCTCGTTATTGGCTGCCGTCGCTTCAGTCCTGGCAATCATTTCACTTCGGTATTCTGGAAACTCTTCATAAACTTCTTCAACTCGATTTCTTAAATCAACGATGCCCTCACCGTCACTTATTCCCTCGGCCAAAGTCTTTCCTAATTTTTCAAGCGTTGTACTGTTAACCGTTTCAGCAAACATCTTGGCTCGCTTTTCAATTATTGCCTGAATATGATTTGAATCTTGAAAGTCTTCTTGGGGTGCTAACATATTTAAAGCTTCTTGTCCGGAATCCTTTAAATACTTTTCAATAAACGGAATTATAAAATCAATCGTTAGTCCGACCTCTTTATCATAATTCAATATTCCCTCGGCACTTATTTTCTTTAAACTGGCCTTTGATTTTTTCTTGGCTAATTTTTCCAATACTCTTTTCTCCTGGGCTCCAAAAAATCCATCAGCCGAATCCTTTAAATTATCGGTTAACTTATCAACTTTTTTATTTATCATATCGTAATAAATCTTTTTCATTTCAGCGTCTTTCAAAAGCGATATAAATTTCTTTTGCTTAGTATTTTTACCTGTCGAAAATCTTTTTTCGTAATCCTCTTTAAAAACTTTTAACGCTTCCTTTTCAATCTCTTCATAAATCTCGAATTTTTTCTTAAGCCAATACTTACCACGCCAATCAACT